GTATCAGCATCATCATCTTTTACAATATCAATTCCTGTTCTTGGATCTCTGAAGCTATCATTTTCAGCTACTGCTGGTGTTGAGTTTGGATTAGCTAAATCTAACTCACTTGTAGATACACCATTTCTTACTAATAATGCACCAGCAACTACATTATCTAAATCTACTCCAGGACCATCTGTAATATCAATAGGTGCATTAGATGAATAAAGTTCAAGATGTATAGTGCTTGTAATATGTGGAATAACTGTTTCTATTATTCCATATATATTATTAATTCTTACCGATCCTGTTACTTTAAAAATATTATATTCAGTTGTAGCTCCAGAAAATGTAATAACATTATGTATTTCATTATCATAAGTAAAATTGCTCCAAACATTAGCATGATCTTCATCTACCCATCTTCCATCACCAGCTCCACTTGAACAATTTAATAATGTCCAATCTTGCGAACCAGAAGAAATGAAAAATCCAGAAGTTTGATGTCCAACAGAGGTGCATTGTTCTAATACTCCAGTATCTACATTATTATTTATAAGATAACCATAGGTAGTTGAATTACCAACAGTTTTACAACGATATAATCGTCCTTGTATTCCACGCAAATCATAAGAAGTAATAGTTTGAAGTCCTATTGCACAATTATTTAGAACAACTCCTTGACCAGTTACTCGAATACCAGTCCCTCCTTGTAATATCTTTGAATCTTCAATAAGACATTCATCTCCTGTTATAAGTATTCCAATTTCTCCTGCTCCAGGTGTGATTTTATGATTACCAATAACCTTACAGTAGTTACCAGATATAGTGAGTGCGGTATTTGCTGCTGGATCTAATATCGCTCCTATCTCAAACCACATCTCTGCCGAATCATTACTTAAATTAAGACTTTCTTCAGTATATGTGCCTGCCTTTATATTTAGGGCATCGCCATCCGCCATAGCAGTTATTCCAGCACCAATGGTTTCAAAAGCTCTATCTGGCGATTTACCACTATTACTATTACTTCCGTTAACTTTATCAATATACCAAATATTTCCTCCAAATTTAGGTATGTGTGCAACCTTAGCTGTTGCTACTGTTTTATCTATACTCATATCGTAGCTCCTTTCCAAAAATTCTGTGAAGCTATACTAGCAACTACATAAATAGCGTTAGTTACATCATCATAATTTAAAGTCAAACTTTCACCAGGTTCTAAAAATGCAATAGCATTAGCTCCTGCTGATGTTACACTTGATTTACCAATATACAGTGTGCCAGAATTATCTATATCCGCACTAACAATTACTGATCTAGTAGTACCTGAAAAAGTAACTTCAACTGCTGTTACTCCAACTGATATTTTTCCTCCTCCTTCTAAATTAGTATCAACTGTAATTTTTGTTCCAGTAGTTCCATCTGAATTTATTTCTAATTGATCTCCATCTGCATCTACTATTGTTTGTTTACCTCTTGGTATTTCTCCGAAACTCATATTATTATAATAGTTTTTTATTTATTCACTCTATCTTAAATTTTTATAAATATTATTTAATTTTTTCCCATCAAATGCTTTGGAATTTCCAAATAATGGTTGTATTAAAAAATCACGATTCGTACATCTTCTAGCTATTTTTTCCGAAATTAAAATATTAGCAACTTCGTCTTTAATAACTATAATTTTACCTATATCGTGATCTTTATATTTTTTTAGTAATTTTATTTTCATAGTACACTTATTTTAAAATACAATTTTATTACTAATTTATAATGTATCTATATGGGCAACGGAAGGGGGTGTTGCCCATAATTGATACAAAATTTTCTAAGTTATTAACTTTTAAGTTATTTTAACTTAAGCTAAGTTTAAATGCCGTTTAAGCATTTAATAGCGTTACCGAGAACTACGTTTCCAGCAATTCTTTCAACTATACGACTTTGTGTTATCGTAGAGGTTCTTTATCCTCTACTTCATCAGTTTTATATATATCTGATGTTCGGACTATATCATTTTCTGTTTTCAATAATATAAGATTTGAAATATTTTTCCCATTTTTTGGTATTCCTTTTGGCATATAATTAAAGTATAATAATTAACTTTAATTATATATGTTTCCTGCTATTCTGTTAACCTCTTATATATTGTAATGAACAGAAATTGGGCACTCGTGGTTAGATTACTGTCCCATAAGATTTTAATCTTTTTAAGGACTCGCTAACTAGTCTCTGAACCTTCTAAGCCATTACTGGCGAAGCTTGGCTGCTGATTGTCCTTTCCAGGAGTTTCCAGCAATTCACCCAATTTTTAACTATATCTCGCAATATAGTGCCACTCGTATTATCAATGGCAGTTTGATCGTTAACAAATGCTGTTTCTGTATCGTTAGATATTTTCACAGTCATTTTCTTTCTGTCACCGAACCAATATGCTTTTTTCATATCGCCGAAATAAATTTGATCGTCTGGTAATTCGTTTACTTCAATAACTGGAAAGCCGTGGAATGTTGCAGGTTGACCCGTAGCAACTGGTTCAGCCCAGTAATAACGATTGTTACTATCTTTAAGTTTTCTCATGTCACGAATGTTAAATCTATGTGTCCATATTTTAGCATTCTTATGATATTTACCTGGAAGGTCATATATCAAATTAATAACATCGTCGAAATTTAATCCAGTTGTAGATGTTCTAGTTGCAATAGTACCAGCGCCTCTAGCAGTTGTAATGCCAGTTGGTTGTGTGGTTCCATTACCTCTCCAAATTACTCTATCTTCTTCTTCTCCAACTACTTCTGCAAAAAGACCAATAATAAGTTGAACAATGTCGAACTCTGTTGAATCTTCTACTAACTCATCTGCATTATGTTATCGTAAAGGTTTTTTATCCTCTACTTCTCTAGTTTTATATATAGCTAGAGGTCGGCATATATCATCTCTCAATTTTAATTTATTACTTTATATATTATTTTTTGAAAATATTTAGTCCAATAATCTCTTTTACCATTAGTTTTACTATGGCACTTTTTACACAATGTAATTAGATTATTTGGATTACAATTCTTCTTATCATAATCAATATGATGAACAGGATTAGATTTATCTATAGTATTACATTTTAACATTTGACAAGTATAATTATCTCTTTCTCTAATGCTTCTTTTTAAAGTTTCTGTCCAATCTGTTGAGTATGGTTCGTAGGAACTTCCATTATTCCAATTACCATTTAATTCTTTTGGTTGACTTGATTTCATTCTTTCTTCTATATCTTCATATCTTTTTTTATGAGATATGCTCATATTTTTTCTTGCTTCATCTGTAGGTTTTCTACCAATCGCTTTTTGTCTAATCTTTTCTTTCGTTTCTTTTGTATGTTTATTATTATACATACCATTTTTATTACCTTTTAATTTATATCCTTTACCATACATTCCATTCTTTTTGCCTTTATTGGCTTTTTTCTTACCTAATTTTGGATCATTTTTATGTGATAATAGAACACCTTTACTTATTTTAATTCTAGTTTCTTTTGATACAGGTATTAATCTTCTTTTTTCCCAAGCAAGTTTTAATTTTCTTTTATGTTCTTCTGAAAAAGGTCTATTTTTTAATTTTTCACTAATTTTTTTATTTCTTTCTTTTGTATAAATCATATTAAAATATTATAATAAATTATAATTTAATTATATATGATTCTGTTGAACTTGTCAAGTTAATTCATCATAAGTATATAAAGTTTTTAATGTACGAGAGTATGGCGCTCGTGGAAGCATTACTGTCCTTTTTAAGATGTTAATCTTTTTAAGGACTCGGCTTCTATGCTCTGCACCTTCTAAACCATTACTGGTTTAGCTTGGCTCAGGATTGTCCATTTCTGGATGTTCCCTGAATTCACCATATTTTTCATAAAGTTTGTACTATCTTTATGAGCCCCAGATATTAAGGCGTATAAGCAATTGTGTTATCGTAGATTTTTTAATTTCTACTTCTATATGTTTTCATATAGTTCAGACTATATCATCTTCTATTTTATTTTAAATATTTTTTGACAATGAGGACATTTTAAAATTCCAAAATGTTTTTCTTTAAGAACTAATTCTAGATTCTCCAATCTATTATCAGTCTTAATTCCATTTTTATGATGAACTTCTTCGCTTGGATTTAATTTACGTTTCAAATGTTTCTCCATTACGAATCTATGCTCTAGGATTCTTTTTCCATTATGAAATAATTCAGCATATCCACCATTATTTATTATTATTCCTTCAACAAATAATGGATGATTTTTTCCTTTTCTTTTCTCTCCCATCTTTCGGATAATTTCATTTGTTTCTTTTGTCAATCCCTTATTCCAAGGGATTCGTCCTTTTTTGTAACTCATATAATTAGTTTGGTTAATTATAGTCTGGGCTATTTAGTAAACCAAACTTACTAAACAGCCCATAATATTCAATTTTTTAGAAGTTCGGCGCTCGTGGATAAATTATATTCTCTTTCGAGTTTCATTATCTAGTCGTTGCACTTTCTATTGTCTTTTAGACAATAGCTTAGCTCATGATTGCCCTCATCTTAATGTTAGGGTGTCCCATGAATTCACCGAATTTTTAACTATATTTCGCAATATAGTGCGACCTTTTTGGCGTTAATCGCTGCCATCTTTTTGACAGTCAATGTCTTTTCGTTAAAGTGAGCTGTTGTAGTTGCTTTAGGAGCATTTTCTTCTGTCCAAGTAACAGTTGGTCTAGATTCTAATGAAGGAATCTTCATTACATCTCTCTTCATCGGTATAGTTGTTACATGACTTCTCATGAAATTGCCATCGGCTAGATCTCTGATTAGTTCAGCACGAAATTCGTCTGGAAAGAGATACCCACCATCTGCGGCGGTCAATTGTGTTATCGTAGATTTTTTAATTTCTACTTCTCCAGTTTTATTTATAGCTGGAGTTCGGACTATATCATTATTAGTATTTTAAATTAAATTTGACAAATATTTTTCCCAATACTTCCTATTACAATTTGTTTTGCTGTGACACTTATTACATAAACTGATTAGATTATTTTCTTGACAATTCTTTTTATCATAATCTATATGATGAACTGATAATTTACATCCAAATTCTTTTATATTATCATTTTGAGATTTACTACATTCTTGGCAAGTGTAATTATCTCGTTTCCTAATCAATTCTCTTAATTCATCTGTGAATTCTGCTGAGTAAGGTTCAAAAGATTTTCCGTCTAACCATCTACCGTTTTTATTTCCAGTACATTTTGTTTTTTCTTTATGTTCAGGATATTTTTTATAATATTCTTTCATTACTCTTGAATTATCAATATCTTTACATTCTTTACTGCAATACTTTCCTCTCTTATTTTTTATATCTTTTCGTTTAACCATTTTTCTTTTTTTACATTCTTTGCATCTAATCTGAACTTTCCCATCTTTCCAATTTGGATTATTCTTACCATTGAAATTTTTACTTTGAAAAATACCTTTACATTTATTTGAACAAAATTTACCTTTATTCAAATTTTCATAATCCCATTTTTTAATTCTAAAAACATTGTCACATTCTGTACATTTCATTATATATCCTTCTCCTCTTGAAGTTTTGATTTTTTTTAGTATAATTCTCATATACTTATATTATAAAGTATCTATGAGAATTAGTCAAATTTAATTTTTAATGAACTAATATTCGGCGCTCGTGGAGTTATTATATTCTTTTTAAGGTTTTAACTTTTTAAAGTTTCAAACTCTAGTCTCTGAACCTTTTATTATCATTTAGATAATAACTTGGATGCTGATTACCCTTATTTAGGGCTTCCCAGCAGTTCACCGAATTTATTGAGAGCAATACCGCATTTTACCCTCAGATAAAGCCTTTAAAACTCCGTGATCAGATTGAAGCATTGCTTGATAGAATCCAACAATTTTTTCTTTTGTTGTCATCTTATCAACACCTTTTTCCATTAAAGTTTCAAGATCTAATAAAGCAGATGCTTTAGTAGGAGCTTGTGTACTTTTATCTAATTTATCACCAATAGTTTTAATAGCTTCTTGGAGTTTGTCTATACCTAGATTTGCGATAACTTGATCAGTAGCTTTTTGGACAGTTTCTTCAGGAACTTCTTCTGCTGGAGTTTCTTCTGCTGGAGTTTCCTCTTTAGGAGCTTCCACAGGAGCTTCTTCAGCTGGAGTTTCAGTTTCTAATTCAACTTCTTCCATCTGCTTTGTCGCACTATCAACTAGATATGTTTTGCCATCTATTTTGACTAATTTTTTACCCATAATTTTTTATTTACGGTTAAGTTTATTAAGCGCAAAGGAAGTCTTTTTTGAGATTTCCTTTAAGGTGCGTACAGTTAACTCATCAATTGAGAGTTCCTTTTGTACCTTCCCTGTTCTCCGACTTTTAATATCAATCCCTTCTGCCTTTTGTAGATTTTGCTCTACAGATTTCTTTGGTTTTTCAACTTCAGACATCTCTAAGAGTTTTTCTAAGGCATCGATTGTTTCTTTTAAAGAAATTATTGCATTACCTACTAATTTTTTATTCTTAGTAGAAATTGTTCTACCTTCTTTTTTCTCTAATTCTATTGTTTTTTCCTCTACTTTCGATTCTTCTGGTTTTATTTCTTCTTGAGGTTTTTCCTCTACTGGAGTTTCAACTACCGGAGTTTCAACTGGAGCTTCTTCAGCTGGTTTTTCCTCTACTGGAGTTTTTTCAACTGGAACTTCCTCTTCTGTAGGAGTTTCTTCTACTGGTTCCTCTACTGGTTTTTCTTCGACAGGTTCTTCTTTGGCATTATCTATTTCTTCTTGAGTTATTTTATTTTCATCAGAAATATTATCATCATTTATTTCTCCAGGAGTTTCTTTTGATTCTTCTGAAATAAATTCGTCTAATTTTTCTTTTATTTCTCCTTCTTGTTCTTGATTCATTCCTTTAGCCATAACTAAAGCATTTGCATTTGCTGGAACTGCTACTGCAGATACTTCTAATAGTTCATTTTTTTGGTCTTTTTCATATCCAGGTATAAATCCAACACTCCACGCCTTTAAAACACCCTCTTCATACATTGCTTTAATTTCTTTTGCAAGATCTGTTATTGTATGAAATTTAGGTTCAAATAAAAGTTTTGTACCTTCTACTCTAATATTTTTAGCAATCCCGATTGTAAATTGAGGTCTATAATCGTGTCCTGCTTGTAAAACTGGGTTTTTCTTAAAGTTTTTAAGATTCCAATCTTTTATTTTAAGTGAATCGCCTGCTCTATCAATTGATTCGTCTGAAGCAATTACAGTCATTGTTCCATCTTTAATTTGTGTTATTGCTTGTAAAGTTTTTTTCATATTGTTTAGTTATTACTAAAATAATCAACCTTTATTTTAAGTCTACTTATTTTAAATTATCTATCTTTTCGCAGAGCTTAGTAAACATTTTTGTTTGTTTATCTCTACTCTTAATTTCTTCTTGTTTATCTTTATGAGCATCGTGTAAATGATTCCCTAAGATTTTTGTAAATTGTTTTGTTACATCTCTGTAACCTCTTAAAACAACTAATAATACTGTTAATGAAGCTATAGCTACGACTACTTCACCTGCTTCTATAATAGTTACTTGATTTAACCAATCCATATATTTATTCGAATACGGGGACTAAATCGCAACGACAATTCACATGAAGTGGAGGCGATAAAATATCCTCATAATTTAATTCCATTTTTCCCCCTTCATTACCTTGTGCCATATCTCCTTCTTTGAAAAAAGTTTTTCCTAAATTTATTTTTTTACCTTGTAAAGGTTGACAAAATTCACAAGCTCCTGGATGAACAAACCATTCCTTATATTTAACAATTCCAGAATCAATATATGCTTGTTCACTTGCTGAAGTGTTATATCTTACTGTTTCTGTACGAGCAATTCTATCAGCTCTATAATTTTCAGAATCTATAAACAATTGTCTAACATCTAATTGTAATTCGTTTACTGTTCTACCTTTTGCTAATCCATCAACAATAATTTTTTTAATTTTTTCATTTGTATAAGTTATTGTAGCTGTTGCAAATAATTTTGCTTTTTCTTCCATTAACTTTTGAATTTCTTCTCTACTTATATCCATTTCTCTATCCAAATCTAAAAGTGCATAAGCTTCATCTCCTGCTTCTTTAAATAACTGTTCTAAAATAGGAAGTGTTAATCCTACTGTTATAGCAGTTTCATCTTTAATATTTAATTTAACTGCATTATAAACTGTATTTGGATCTAATTTCCAAGACTTAAATTGATTAAATTTTATAATTGTTTTTTTTCTTTGTTCTCTAAATATCTCAATCATTATTTTTTTAATTTCAGGAGTATATTTATCTGTTAAAGCATCTTTTTTATTCCAAAATTCTAATTTTCTTTCAGCGGTTATTGGTGCTTTTATATTTTTATTTTTTGGCTTAATAGAAGATATTTTAATTTGTTTTTTTAAATGATCTCTAACCTTATCTCTAACATCTTCTTTTATAGTTTCAAGATTAAGCCAATCCCTATTCATTGCTTTCATTTGGCGGATTCTTTCAATTTTATGATTTACTTTAACTTCTTTTTTGCAAATTTTAACATCTAATTTAAGATGTTTCTTTTCTCCTGATTCTCCAACTGGTAATACATTCATAGGGATATATATAGAATCTCCTCCCGCTTTAAGATTAGATAATCCATAAGCATCTCTAACTTCATTTATTGTTAAAAACTTATTGAGTCCTTCATTATTAAATTTAAGTTTAAATTCTTGATCTTCTTTAATTGGACTCACATAATCAAGGAACATATTTTCTGTTCCTTTAAATAATGGTAATAAAAATTCATTTAATTGTTGAACTAATCTTTCCATTTTTGGATCTATTGTATTTCTATCAAAAACATCTTGTCCAACCTTTGCTGATGCAAAATTTATTCCATCTGTTTGAGCAATAATTGATTTTGGAACTCTAAATATGCCACAAATTTTATCTCTACTAAACTTTTGTTGTTCAAGAAAATCCATATCCTTTTGATTCATTCCAACTGTATCCCATTTCATATCACCAAATAATACCATTGTCTTATGAGCTTCTTTTGTGCCTTGATATGTTTTCTTTATACTCTTTTTTAACTTATCCATTTGATCTGCTTGCATTTGAGGTACATTAACTGTAAGCACTGAATCTGGACGAGCTGAATTTTCATAAAAAGTATAATTCCATTTTTCTGAAGAATTATCTATATCAACAATTCTTGCGGCTTGTTGTAATGTTCCAATCCCTCTAAAAGGATTTGCTGGATCATTATATTTCAAAAATACTACATCTTCTAAACGAAGTGTAATTTCATCTTGGCTTCCAACTCTATATTTATAACCACTTATAAGTCTTGATTCTTTATCAACTAAAGGAGTTAATCTATCAGGACTTAAAAAATAAATATTTTTTGGTTTACCATTTTTTTTCTCTATGAACCAAGGAGATTCTCCTGTAAGTTCTAAATATGCCTGAGTTAACCAAAATTGATCAAACTTAGTTGTGTAATCATTAACTCTATAAAGTAAATCTAAAATATCGTGATTTGTAATTTCTTCCACTCCTCCTTTTTCTGACCACTTATATAATTTTATTTGTATCTTAGCTATCTCATCAGCAATAGATGTGGTACATGCACCAACCCAACCCTTTAACTCTTTTAAATAAATTTCTTTTTTAGAAGAAAGTTCAGATGAAAATCCTCTTACTTCATAACCTGTTGGAAATGATTGTGCTGTTGTTGGTTCCGGTTCTGCTTTGAAAATGTTTAAACTTTGTTTTATTTTTTGTAACATAAAAACGCCTATCTTAGGTAGCTTATATCCCTTAAGATAGACGCTTATTATCTTTATCCTTAAATAAAGATATAATTTTAAATAGTATTATCGCAGTATATATCTATTATACCATACTTTGAATATTTTGTCAACTGTTTAATTATTTTTTAACGAATTATAGTGCTTTTTTAAATTCTTTATATTATACTTCATCACTTCTTTAAATGAAAATCGGTTATTACAAATGCGACAAACTATTTCTCCTTCACCAAGAAATGGCGACTCTGTCTTCATTAAAATAATTCCATTTTCAATACATTTTGGACAATGCCAAATATTTTTATTTCCTCCCATCATAAATATCTTGAATTAACTTTTTATAATCTTGAACCGAATACTTAATATCCCATTCATCTTTTATTTCTTGATATCTTTTTTCAGCTTCTTTTTTTCTTTCTTCAGAATCTATAAATTTCTTTAGTTCATCTATATCATGAGCAACAGGCATACCTAACGCCCAAGCAGATAGTGTTTTATTATTAGATTTATATTTCCATTTTCCTTTTTTACTTTTTGGGTTTATAACAAAATCTCCTTCTAAAATATCTTGATTGATTGTATCTATATTCCAAGGAAAATTCTTTAATTCAATATGTTCTGTAAAAGATACTGGTAAACTAAATGCCCTATCTGCTATTACAATTAAATTAAGATTATATTTTTTAAGGAAATGTAATACAGGTTTAAGCATTTCAAATCCTGTTGAGTATCCATACCATACAACCCATTTTGCTTCTTGTTGATGAAACTTCTTACCTTTATGAGATTGCATATCAATTCTATCTGGAATACATATTACTGGTTTATTTGTAAATCTTCTTAATGCTTCCGCTAGTGCTTCGGTTGATGTTGTAACTGCATCTACTTCTTCAAGCATTTCTTTTGTTCTATATGTCCAATGTAAAAAATCAGGATCGCATAAATCAAGAATTTTAATACCTTTGAATACTTTTGCGTGCTCAACCCAATAGGCTTTCTGATAAATAACAATATCATATTGTTGTCCTTGTTTGAAGATTTCTGCTCCCTCCCAATTCTTAGCAAGCCATTCACCTCTTATTCTGGAAGAGCCAATATTTTTACGGCCGTGAAATTTTTGAAAAGTCAAAATTCCAATTCTTTTATTTATCATATAATTTTCTTAGTTACTTTATAAATAATATCCGCCCAATTCTTTTGGTATCTTTCTTGTGAGAATTTTTCAAGTGCTGTTTGTTTTCCTTTTTGTCCTATCTCTATTGCTGTTTTATAATCTTGTATCAATTTTTCTGCTAAATCAGCAACTTCAACTGGATTTCTTCTTATTAAATAACCATTTTCACCTTGTTTAATAAAAGTATCAGCATCTTGATGAGGAGTTGTTAATACACAACAACCAGAAAGCATAGCTTCGGTTCTTGCTCTAGGCATACAACTCTCTCTTGTTGGATTAAAGTATAAAAGACTTCTTCCAAGAAAATCTCTATATTCATCCCAATTCTTAAATTGAGCATCTACTGTAATATGACAATGTTCAATATCTCTATCTGCTAATTCCTCTTTTACTGCGGCTAAAAATGTTCTATCATAATATTGATCTAATCCTCCTGGACTTATCATTGTAACTATCCTTGGTTCTTTTGGTAAATCCCACCATTCATCTGGATCCATTCCGTGAATAATTGCTTCACCTATTCCCCATTGTTTTGCGGCTTTATGAGAATTACAAACTACTGTATTACCCATTGCAACTTCTCTAAATCTTTTTATTAACTCACTTGACATTCCTACTTGATCCTTAGTAAAGCCCATTTCTTCATAATTCTCTTCAGTAATATCACAACTAAATGCTTCGGGATAATAAGGTGTTCCGTGCATAATTAAAACTTTTGGAACATCGGTTATTACTTCATTTAATTCTCTATATAAAGATCCTTTTCCTCTTTCCCATAAAGTTGGTTCTAAACATTGTTGATCTAAATGTAAAACAACAATATCGTATTTACCGGGTTCATAATCAGCAACCAATTCAATATTGAATCGTTTTATCATATTTCCTCTTGGACCATTTGCATATTTTCTACGGTGATTGACTAACCAACTCCATTCTACATTTGGCAATTTGAACATATCGTATTGATGTGCTAAATGGTCAGTGCCACGGCTGGTCTAGAATTCGAACCTTGTCGAAATTTTGACCTGCCGTGGCTTTGCTTTCTTCTTTATTCATATTTAAAAGATAAACTAACACTTTTATCCCTTAAGATATAGATATAATTTTTACCCTTAAGTAAAAATAATAAGTTTTTATTAAATTTTTATTAAATAATTATCTGGATTTAATTTAACTCCATTATATTGAAGTTCAAAATGTAAATGTATACCTGTTGAATTTCCAGTTGTACCCATTATGCCAATAGTTTGACCAAGTAATACTTCTTGATCTTTAATAACTATAATACTTGATAAATGAGCATATAAGGTTACAAATCCATTTTGATGATCTATTATTATTACATTTCCATAACCAGTCATCCATCCCGCATAAGTAACTATTCCTGATTCTGCCGAAAATATCTGTAAATATTCACAACTTATTAAGTCAATTCCTCTATGTCCATTCTTAAAATATTGAGTATATTGCGGACATATTACAGGATATTTTATTTTCCATTCTGGAACGATTATTTCTTTTTGTATAGGACAGATTTCTATTACTCCGCCTATATTAGGTTCTTTTTCAACCTCTATAATTTCTTCGTCCAATAAAGGAATGGGAGGCTTATCTGCTTGATTTCCTTCTATATCACCACCACTTATAATTAGTGGTAATGTTATAAATAAAGAAATGATTATATTTTTAATATGTTGCATATTAAATTCTGGGTGTATCGAAACGATGAACTGCCATTTCTATCTCCCACTCACCATTAGGACCACCAAGTCCTAACTCATTCTTTGCTGTTTGACATATTTCCCATTCTTCTCTCCCTCTATGAAACCCATAATCTTTATCTTTGACATAATTATAAACTTGTTTACAATATCTTGTTCTAAAGAAATGAATCCCATGAACAATTCCTCTTCTGGTACAGTTTATATATCCGGTGAAAGAAAAGATTTTATCATTATGTAAATTTTTCATATCTTCACAATAATCTTCAAGTTCTTTTTTACTCATTGTTACTAATAAATCAGCATCTACGGTCATTATCCATTCATACTCAAGTTCCATTCCTTTTTTAATTGTTTCCTTAGAAGCTAATTCAAGAGGTTTTAAATCTTTTAAAATACAATAATCAATTTCTCGTTCTTTTAATTTTGCTTCACAACTTGATAGAGTAATTTCACCTACTGTTCTAATGACTGCATACATTTTTTGCATAAATCTAAATTTTTTAAATTATTTAAATATTGCTTTCTTATTATTCCATTCCAAATATCTTTCATAGAATCTCTTTTAATATCCCCAATTAAATGATTGCCAAGCCAATCATGACAACATAGATAAACTTTTCCATCCCAAGAAATTACTATTCTTGAATTAACATTATTTCTACAATTTATAAGTCTATCTTTTTTATCCCATTTAATTGTAATACAATCATCATTTATAATGACTTGATCTGAAAATTCTAACATAAACTTTTTAAAGTCTTCATCTATTAAATCAGCATTGCGAACAGCAGATACAATTATTTTTGTTTTACTTTCTGATAAATTTCTTTCCTTATAAAGAGTCTTCAAATTACAAATAACATTCTCAAAACTTAATCCTCTTCTTATTTCTTCATAAATATAATCTTCTTGATGATCTATACTAAAAATAACTTTGTCAATATATTTAATAGTATGATTTATATATTCATCAGTCATTAAAGAACCATTTGTAATAAGCATTATCTTCATTCCTTTTTCTTTTGCATATTTTGTAATATCCATCCAATCTTTTGACATTAAACTTTCTCCGAACCATTGAGCTTTTAAAAGTCTTGCACCTAAATCATAACCATCATCTATTACTTTTTTAGCAAAGTTTAAATCAATAAAACCAAGTGGTCTTTTTAATTGATCTCTTACGCACATTTTACAATTAGAATTACAATGTGTAGTAAGTTCTAATTGTAATTCTGTTATATTTTGTTTTTCCATAATTCTGGTTTTTTACTTGCTATAGCAAAATAATAAGTTCCATCTAATCCAATAGGATCGTTCCCTCCTCCTTCTGAAAAATAAAGTAATTTCATATCTTGCCTTCTAAACATTTCTTCAATAGCTCCTTTTGTAAATCTCCAATAATCATCCCATCCTTCTCCTGGATGATATTCTTGTTGTTTAGGAACAACTATTATGACAATATCTTTGCTCATTTTACATAAACGATTAATAGCTTTACCTACCATAAAAATATGCTCCAATGTAGTATGATTAAAAACTACATCAAATCTGTCATAACATTTTTCACAAGAGATATTTGATTCTAAATCTATTAAGTAATCTTCATTACCAGTAAAACTTCTATAAACTAAATCTAAATTAGAAGTTTTATACTCAGATATATTTTTAAAGTAATCCCTATAAAAAGCTCCTTCCTTATCTTCATCTTTCCAAGCTGAAACATTTAATACATTACCTGTAAATAAATGAGCAAACTTTTTTAATTCTTTATTAGACCATTTTCTACATTTTAAAGTCATATTCTTTCATCGCCATACATCTTATATAGCTTTAGTTTAGAACCAACAATATGTTCTCTTCTTTGAGGAGATCTTTTTGAACTCTTAATTTCTTCTGCCGCTGCCATTTCAATATATTGAAATTCACCTTTTTGTTTAGACCAACGACTTCTAATTTCTTGAGTCATTCCTCCATATCTATTTATTCTTTCACAAAACATACCAGCATGAATTAAATGTTCTCTATATATTGCTGAAAAATTTTCTATAAAATCTTTTTTATTACTTCCTTTATTACCAAAAAACCAAACCTTTTTCGTTCCTCCTTCAGCCATTAAAGAAAGATTTTTAATCGCTTCTACAAACATCATTACAGCTCCTTCATCTGGTTTTAATCTACTATCATTAAATATAAGATATTCTCCTTCTGCTTCAATTATTGCTAAATTTCTTGCCATTGCTAAGTTATAAGGATATTTTTCTTTATCCATTTCTGTCCAAACTTCCTTTATTGTAATATTAAATTCTTTCTTACTAAATCCATAATCTTCTTTCTTTTCTTCATCCCAAGCAAGAACTATCTCAATATTTGGATAACTTTGTAATGTAATTGCTTTAACTATTTGATTAACTTGCTCTATTCTGTCATATGTAGCAGGAATAATAACCGATGCTAATTCATGGTCTGGATATAAGACCTTATTCCAAATCTTACTATAATGTTTTGCCATCTTTTCCTCAGTCATATTTTTAACCGTATTCCAACCATTTTTTCTTAGAGTATTTCTAAGTTCTTTATCTTTCATTAACCTTTCTACTGCTTCTTTCAATCCTTTTTTATCTTCGTGATCAATCATCAAACAATTATGACCATCTCTAAATATTCCTTCTTCATATCCAGCTTGTCCTGCGGGAGTTGTAATAACTGGAACTCCACAAGCCATAGCTTCCATCATTGGCATAGGTCCTTCCTCATATCCATCTTTAGAATTTTGAACAAATATTGTAATATTTTTATAAAAGTTAATTCTTTCATCATCTGGACAATCCATAAAGTCAAATCTTAAATTATCTTTGAGAATCTCATTCCAATAATCTGCTTTATCTTGTTTTCCCATAAACATAACAGGATATTTAAGTTCCTCTCCTACTTCTGCAACTTCCTTTAATCCTTTCCAAGGAACTACTCTACCAGCATATCCAATCATTTCTTCTTCTGGTTCTACTCCATGATATTGCCAAAACTTATGGTCAAATCCATATCTTATAACTTCTACATCTTTTGCAAATCCTCCATCTTCTAATAATTGTTTAGTCTTATTGCAGTGAGCTAAAACCTTATCTATCTTAAGTTTAGGTTTATCTAAATCTGGATTATTTTGCCAATCCCACATATAGAGAGCTTTAGTTCTCATATTATGGTGCATTAAAACTAACTTATATTTTCTTAAATCTGGTAATGCTTCAATTAACTGTCCTGCTGTTCTAAAGTATTCAAAATCAATTAAATCAGGATTAAAATCTTTGATATGTTTAATAAATGCTTGTTGAATATCTTTGTCGCCCGCATCACGAGGATGAACATATAATAATCTAATATCGTGACGATCATTATACTTTGTTACTGATTGAGCTAAATGACCTATTGCCCACTCAGGAATGTCGCATACTATTACTATTTTCATATATTTTTTAAACTATTTATTAGTTTTTTAAGTTATTTACTAACTTCCTAAGTTTTACTTTTCCAGGATTTCCATAAATATTCTTAATTACCTTTCCATTTTTAAAAAGAAAAGTTGAAGGAACTGACATTACACTATACTTGGTTGCTATTTTAGGGCTTTCTTCAACATTTATTTTTAAAAACTTTATTTTTGCTTCTTTTGTTAACTCTTCTAATATAGGAGTTACTATTTTACAAGGTTGACATTGTTTAGAACTAAACATTACTATACAATCTCCTTTTTTAATTACATCATTAAATTCCATTATATGTTTCATAATCTTTTTTATTTTTTTAAGTATATTATTTTATTGCTTCTACTATTAACTTAACTGGATTCTCTTTAAATTTATATTCTCCAAATCCTGCTTTTCTAATTTCTTCGTCTAATAAGTCTTTTGTAAAGATTGCTAAATGAGCATCAAATTGATGTTTTTGAGCTCCACAAAAACTAAATAACCATCTTTGCCATCCAAGTCTTGCTTCACCGTGGCATAAAGGACAATCTATTTTTCCTATAAACTTACCGTCTAATGGTTTATGAAGAACACATTTACAGACTTTTTTCTCATTCCATAATTGCATAGCTTTTCCACAATCAGGGACTTGTATTTTTAGAACGCCTCCTACTTTTAATATACGATGACATTCTTTCAAAACTTTATGAGTAATTCTAAAACTTAAATGTTCTAAAACTTCTATCATTACAATTTCGTCTGCGAAGTTATCTGGAATATTAAATTCGTCTGTACCATCTAAATGATTATCAAAAAGAAAATCCCAATCTAATTTATCTTTCTTTTTTACCTTAAACTTAAAAGGTATTTCTCTTAAGTCGGTATATAAGTCTACATTAGGTAAATCTAAAGCATCTATATTTATATAATCTTGACCGACATCCTTATTATGCGATCCCAAATTAAGTTTAATTGACATATGTTTTCTTTTTATTTTTTAACTTTTAATATTGCTTGGATGTAATGTCCTTCCTTTTTTCTATAAATAACTTCCCATCTTTTATCAAACTCATAATCACATTTATTTTGAGGTATTATTATTTCAAAAAGTCCATCATTTTTCAATACTCTTAAACATTCATTCATTATAAATGTAAAATCTTCATTACTTTTTATATGTTCTAATACTTCGGAAAACAAATTAGAACAACTATTATCACAAAGGGGTAATTCTTTTCGCATATCATGAATAATCTTTTGTCCGTAATCTTCCTTATCCAATCCAATCCATCCCCATCTAT